TACTTTCTAGCTTTCCTCATCACGGAAGTAAGTTCTTCCTCAACTTCCTTTTCGCAATAGGTACTCCGCTTAACGATCGCACTTGCTACACACCTGCCACCAAACATTGGGTGCCGACGACTTTCGGAATGGGTGACCAAAAGAGACACGTTCGTTTCGTCAACGGTAACGTAAAGAATCACCGTGCCGACCAGAACCACTTCGTGTTCGACTTTTTCTACCTTACCGGTCAAAAGTGACATCTCCCGTGTGACTTTTACCAGCTTACCATCCGGGTGGGAAGGGTCAACTTTTGTTCCTTCTTTTACTTCTCTTTCTTCTGTCATTTTCGCTCTCCTTTCGTACGAACTACTACCACTTACAATTATAATATAGTATATCCTTAACCAAAAATCAAGAGGTCCTCAAACCTAATATTCATAATGGTTTGCGGAATTAGGTATTCTCAAACACGTATCTATATTGAGTTTGCGACGGATACTCTCCTCAAACTCAATATTCATAATGGTTTGCGGAGGACGCAACCAAAAAAACCACGGATTTTCCAGAAAAACCCCGGAAAAACCCGGATTTTGGGCCTTTCCCGCAAAGTATTATATTCATTAGGTTTGAAAACCCATGTCTCTGCAACCTTAATATTCATAATACTTTGCGGAACTAAACTTCGCAAACACGTATCTATATTGAGTTTGAGAACACCTACCTTCTCAAACCTAATATTCTCAATGGTTTGCGACGTACTTAAAATCCAAAAAACACCTAAAATCCAACAACGTCCATTTCAACGCGTTTTCACACCAATCTTCCGCAAACTTAATATTCATGATACTTTGCGGAAACCACACCCTTTCAAAAAACATTTTTTCATTTAGCAATTTGGCGCAAAGTATCAGGAATATTAAGTTTGCGTACGTATGTCTCAAACCTAATATTCATGATACTTTGCGGTGTACAGAGTACCAAACCTAATATTCATAATGGTTTGCGTACGTACATTTCAAACCTAACATTCATAATGGTTTGCGGCATACCTAAACGCAAACCTAATAAACTCAATGGTTTGCGTACGTATGCCGCAAACCTAATATTCATAATAGTTTCCGAAAGGTACCCTCACGGCACACAGTGCAACGCAGTTTCTCACCTCCAACCCCTTCCCATTGCGTTTCCCAACGTTTCGGTGTACTGTGTAGTTACCCAGCAACTTGAGAACTTCTGCAAGCAAACGAGCAAATCCCTCGAGTCGGAGGAAGCGCGAGAGCAAACGACTTTGAAGTTGCGGTAGTGGAGGAGTGGGAGGGAGTAGAAGTGAGTGCGTGAGTGCGTGAGTGCGTGTACGGAGGATCTTTCGTGATCTCGGGAATCTCGCGAGGTATAAAGATATAACCGTGATTGCTTCCTAACTGATAATGAACGATTAAAAAGGGGGTTTGCTCGCGATAGTGAGTGATCTCGAGGATTTCTTGCAGATTTCAGTGGAGGAGGAGGAGACTTGCTAATCTTGAGAAAAAGATATGCGTATACAAATTGGGTGAAAAAACCGGCGCAAACCATTATAGATATTAAGGATATTATGGATATGGGTCAAAAGTCCCAAAACGGACGATTATGAAAAAAAGTACGAGTTTGAGTAGGGGGACGCAATACCAGGAAGTCCCCAGGATATAGAGAGGTATATAGAGACCGTCGCGTTTTGGGGGAAAACACCCATATCCATAATATCCTTAATATCTATAATGGTTTGAGCCGGTTTTTATACGGGTCGGATATACGCATACAAATTTATCAACCCTAACCCGTTGATAATCAATGAGTTAAGTTTAACCTGTTGATAATCAATGAGTTAAGTTTAACCCGTTGATAATCAATGAGTTAAGTTTAACCCGTTGATAATCAATGAGTTAACTTTCTAAACTAAAAAGGCGGGGGGACCCTTGCGGACTTAGAGAACTAAAAGACCTTTCGTTTTATCCTTAGGTAAACACGGATATACAAACGTTACTCCATTTCGATTGTAAGTTGTACCTACGGATTCTTGGTATCTGTTTGATCTATCCTTGTGGACTTAGAGAACTAAAAGACCTTTCGTTTTATCCTTAGGTAAACATGGATATACAAACGTTACTCCTTCTTCGGATTGTAGATTGTACACCCGGATTCTTGGTATCTGTTTGATCTATCCTTGTTGACTTAGAGAACTAAAAGACCTTTCGTTTTATCCTTAGGTAAACACGGATATACAAACGTTACTCCATCTTCGGATTGTAGATTGTACACCGAAGACAGGATACGGCGAGTCGACTCGTACGTACACCCCTACCCCCGCGTGGTTTCCCGAAATTTCACGTGAGTCATGAGTAAACATGCCTCATTTAGCGACCCCCGATTTTCCTACCCCCGGTCTTTCGCAATCACCTTTTTCTGTTTGCAATCACGAAATGTCAGTGATCACTTTTATCTTGTTGTGCCTCTTGATTTTTCCATAGCAATATACTATATTATAATCGTAGGGAGGATGATCGGATGACGCAAAAAGTGGTAGATTGGGAGAAGGTAAAACTTACGTACGTCCTTGCGGACGAAGTTTCCCTGCCTCTCATTGCGAGACTTTTTGGAGTTCCTCTTCCCGAACTTCGCAAGCGGGTCAAGGAGGGGTGGGAGAAAGAACGCGAGGAAGTCCTCCGCCAATTCGAGACCGACGTCTTTAACGAATTGCGGGAGTACCTTGTCGACCTGAAGACGCGGCAGTTGCGACAGTTGTACACCGTACGGGCACATCTCTGGCACGAAATTGAGGATCGTCTCTGCAAGAACGAGGATTTTCTGGATCCGAAGAACTTGTCGTTGGGTAACCTCGTAAAGTTGCTCCTGGAAGTGATGAAGGGTGAAAGAGAGACCGTCGTCACGAAACAGGACGGACCGCAGAAGATAACCGAACTCCCCGATTTGTCAAAGATGACCGATGCCGAACTGATCGCGTTTGCATCCGCCCAGACCGCACAAGTCTCGGATGTAGAGAAGGAGGCGTGATGTCGGACCCCCTCCAGTACTCCCGACCCGTCGAATCGCGAGAAGGTGCGTTGGTAGAGTTGGAACTTCGCAGACGGGGATTGAAAACAGGCAGGTCCTCCCGGTTTGAGTTTAGGGGCGCTCTCCTTTCGGCTCAAACTGAGTCCACCCACGAATGGATTGTTGGGGGACCTGCTGAAACTGGGAAAACCTTTGCCCTGTTGCATCGCCTCAACGACCTGTGTTTGTTGACCCCGTACGGACGAGGCGCGATTGTGCGAAAGGTTCGGGCGGATATGGATTCAACGGTGTTGGAAACGTGGAATCGCATTTTGTTGACTATGCCGGCGAGTCTGCGTCCGAAGGTTTACGGAGGAACGAAACCAATCCAGTATACGTACGCAAATGGGGCGTGTGTGCATATTGTAGGATTGGATAAGGCGTCGAAAGTGTTGTCCGCGGAGAGAGATTGGATTTATGTGAATCAGGCCGAGGAACTTTCGTTGGATGATTGGGAGTATTTGCTCACGCGTGTGACCGGACGAGGAGCAGTTTCCCAGACTCCGATGTTGTTTGGAGATTGTAACCCGTCGCACTCCCAACATTGGATCCTGAAACGGAGTTGCTTGAAGTTGTCCACGACCAAGCACGAGGATAATCCGACGTTGTTTCGGTCGGACGGGATTCCGACAATTCAGGGTCGTCGGACGATGGATATTTTGGGTTCGTTAACGGGAGTACGTCGAGCTCGGTTGTTTGAGGGGATTTGGCAGTCGGTAGAAGGATTGATTTATCCCGAGTGGGATCGTTCTGTTCATTGGTTGCCCCGAGAAAAGTGTCCGAGAGACTTTCGTCGGAGGATCCTTAGTGTTGACTTTGGATATACCCACCCGATGGTCGTTCAGTGGTGGGGTGAGGATAGTGACGGTCGGTTGTATCGCTACCGCGAGTTGTTCAAAACGCAGACGTTGGTTGAAGATATGGCAAGACGGGTCAAACGGATTAACGCGGGAATGCACGAGGAAGTAAAGTACGCCGTTTGCGATTGGGATGCGGAAGGACGGGCGACCTTTGAGAAGTATTCCGGACTTAAGACCGTTGCTGCGGATAAGAAAGTGGTTGAGGGAATCCAGTTGGTACAGAGTCGCATGAAAGTTGTGGCGGATGGAAAACCTCGGGTTTTTCTCGTGCAAGGATCTTTGGTTGAGGAAGATTCGTTGCTTCGGGCGTCGAAACTTCCTGTTTGTACCGAGGATGAGTTGGATGCGTATATTTGGGGTAGCGGTCGGAAGGAAGAACCGGTTAAGGAAAATGATCACGGATGCGATTGTGTCCGGTACGCGGTAAGCTATTTTGACGGAAGTCTCGTTCCGTTTCGGGGGTTGTTGGAGTTCTATAATAATACCAATTCGGAAGAGGAGAGCAAACGATGAAATTTGCGATAGAATTGAGTTTCGGGAAAGGGAAGAAAGTTGTCGACCTTCCTCTCCCGGCAACGAATGTAAAGGTAGAACCTACAATGGTGAGCCCTCCTCCGGAGACGTTCCATCCGTACTACGTTGCCGGAGAACCTCCAATGGCCGCGATCCCTGCGCAGTACAACCAGTACTATTCTCCGACGAAGACGGGAGTGCCTTTTTCCGTATGTCGATACTTCGCTACGGAGTGTTTCGGGATGACCATTCCGTTGATGCAACTGCAGAAGGAAGTGCGGAGTGGTGATTTCACCGTTGCGTACGAAGACGGAAAGGAACTGAGTCCGACCGACAAGAAAACTGTAGACGCGTTTCTGGTGCAACCCGATCCCGAGTTTGGGACGTTTGACGATTGGGTTTCTGCGTACCTCGCGGACTTTGTCGAGATTGGTTGCGTCGGTTTAGCTCCGTTGGTCGATGGGGTCGGAAAAGCTCGGGGGTTGCGACTTGTAGATGCGTCGTTGCTGATTCCAGTGCGGACCGAGGGAGGAATGCTTCCGAAAACACCGGATATCGCGTACGTTTTATATACCGAGGGACAGCAATGGCGGGTGTTCTCCCGGGATGAATTAACGTACCGAAAGTTGTTTTCGCGAACGTGGACACCTTTTGGAGTGGGAGTCGTAGAGTTGGTGTTGTCTCTCGCGATGTTGAGTTTCAACCGAGGAAATTGGTACACGAAACAATACTCCGGATCAGAACTTCCTCCGGGAATGATAACCCTACCGGAAGGTTGGGATGCAGAAGCGATCAAGTTGTTCGAGAAGAACTTCTGGGCGATATACGCAGCGGCGAAGAACGGTAGGAAGTTGGTCTTTGCTCCGGACAAGACGAAGTACACGGAAATGCGAACCAGTCCGGAGTGGAAGTACGAGTTTGATGAATTCATAATGCGGATGGCGAGTTGGGCGATTGGAATTGCCGCTACTCCGATCGTCAAAAACGCCACGTTGGGTCAGGGGAGTGAGGGACTCGAGAAAGTTTCGGTTGCTTCCGGAGCGTGGTTTTACGGAACGAGTGTCGCGAAATCGCTAACGGAGTACATTCAGAACGAGCGAACTGGAACGACCACATTGGGTGCTCCGATCAAACTCGGATTGGGATTGAAAAGGGTGGTGGTGTCGTACTCCCCGAACAATTATAAGTCCCCGGGTGCGGAGTTGTCGGAGGCGTTGGATTTGTTCGATCGGACAGCAATTACTACGGACGAACTTCGTAGTCTCCGAGGTTGGCCCGCGAACAAGAAGATTCAGGGACGTCCGATGCCGTCACCGAATCAACCGGCAGTAAAGCCAACCGAACCTCCCTCGTCTAAAGATAATGAATCTGAGGATCCGGAAGCGTCTTTGGTTTATCGGTTTGCTGCTCGAAAGGCCGCGAAACGTAGGAAGCGGAGTTCTCAGGACGTCCAGTTGCTAAAAGCTCAGGGATATGTGTTGTTCGATCGCATCTACAAACGGAAGGTGAAATCGCACGTTCCGCAGATGATCCAGTGGTTCGAACACGCACAGAAAACTTCCAGTAGCGATGATGGTACCGAGTTCGAGTTCACCGAACAGGAACTTAAAGATATCAAGAGTTGGTTGAAAAGTGGTGTTCGTTTAGGTGGTCGGGGAGTTCTTATGGAAGAGGAACTTCTCGCGTTCGTGGAGTCGCGTAGTGGAGAGTTGTTAACGCGAGGTGGAAGTCAGTACGTTCTTGCTACTCTGCAGAGTGAATTGAAGACTCTACTCGAGGGGGCCGTTTCGGAAGGTTGGACGGTTGGAGAGTTACGAGAAGGGTTAGATCAGTTTATGGTGGACGAGGTTCCTTCTCGTGCACTTACGATCGCCCGAACGGAAGTCGGGAACGTGTTCAATGGCGGTAGTTTGAGTGCAATGGAGAAACTCGGAGTTACCCACGTTATGGTACTTGATGGTGCGGGATGTGAGGCCTGTCGGATGGCGGATGGACAGATTTGGACGATCGCAGAAGCCAAAGAAAGATTGCTCGAGCATCCCGATTGTGAACGGGACTTTGTTGAAGTGGAAGAGGAGGACCTGGTATGATAGACGTGCGAAAGGAGTTGCGATACCAGTTTGTCATAAAAAGTGTTCTCAATGACGGAATACTTATTCGAGGTGTCGCTACCGACGAAACTCCCGACTGCGAGAACGAGATTATCGATTATGACAGTGCAAAGGCGGCCTTCCAGGAATGGGAGAAGGTTGGCAACGTTCGGGTTATGCACCAGTTGGTCGCGGCGGGAGTTACCCGGAAAGTCGAGTACGATGATGAAGCCCGGAGGATTACGGTAGAGGTCTTCATTTCTTCCGGTAACCCGGAAGCTATTAAACTCGTACAAGCCGGGGTACTTAAATACTTCTCGATCGGTGCTCGGTATGATTGGGATCGGAAAGCGATACCGATCACTCTACCCGGTGGAGAAATCGTTTGGAGGGTGTTCCTCAAATCGATGTTCGAACTGAGTATCGTCGACATCGGTTGCAATCCGGGTACGCCCTTCGAGATTCTAAAAGCTTGGCACTTACAGAAAGGAGGTACTAATATGTTCGAGTTAACGAAGGAACTCTGGGAAGGTCTCGTTACCCGCACTGGGGATCTCGAGAAGACACTGAACCTTTTGAAGGAATCGGGTGAGGTGGTACTCAAGACCCAGGGGGTGCACTCGAAGAGTATCGAGGAACTCGTCGGGTGTAAGAAGTGTGTCGAAGAAACCGGCGCCAAGGTTACGGAGATGGAGAAGCACGCGACCTCACTGAAGGAGAAGACCGAGGGTGTAGAAAAGACCCTCGCGGAACTTCAGAAGAGCGTCACCGTCATCACGGAGCTTTCAAAAACGATTTCGGATCTGAAGACCGAAGTCGAAGCTCTGAAGTCTCACATCAAAGAACCGGGTACGACGGTCAACAATTCTCTCACAATCGACGCACTCATCCCGGCACTGCAGAAAGTCGGTGGTAACGAAGAAATCATCAAGTTCGCAACAGCGATTCTTGCAAGTAGCAAGAAGAAAGGAGCGTGAGTATGTTAGAGAACTGGAAAGCTCTGCTAGAGGCTTCCGGCCTCAAAGTGGAGGATGTCCGAAGAGCATTCAAAGCCGGGACAACCATCGAGATCGCCTCGGGTCTCTATGGAACCTCGCTAGAACCGCTCGTTCGGATGCTCATCCCGACACTGGACGGATGGGTGAGGCGCGTTCCCCGTAAAAATCTCGAGACGGGTCTCACGCAGACGTTCAAGAAGATCACCGGGGTGACCCTCCAGGGAAAGGGAACGGTCGCAAATGGAACGAGAGGTAACTCCGCATCCATTACGACCGGTTCGAAGACGATCCACTTGGGTAACCTCACCAGTGGAGTTTTCTCGACCGATCTCCAGACGGAGAAGACCGGGGGCACGTATGAGGACATCGTTGCCCGGTTGCAGGTCCTGAAGCTCATGAACGCACTTCGAACGGAAAACAATCACATTCTCGGTGGAAACGTTTACGCCCTAGCAGTTCCGGCGGTAACGGTAGCCGAGAATACCTCGGTTGCGGGAGTGCTCGATCACGCCGCGACGTATTACATTTACGTCCGTGCGTTGACAGCAAACGCCGCAAACAAAGCACTTCTCGGACAGCTGTATCCGATTCCCGGTCCGACAAAGTCCAGTACCTACTACACGATCGATCCTTCGAAGATCTGCGGTGGTTCTCCGAGTGCAGACTTGCTGGACGGGTATTCAGCTCCCTCCACCGTCGATGCACTTGCTACCCCCGTTGCGACGAGCTCCATTGACATTTCGTGGAGTCCGATCCCGGGTGCGGTTGCATACGCGATCTTCATCGGAACGACCACGGGCATCACAAACGCGGCACTCCAGTGCGTCACCGCACAGTGCAACGTAACCCTGCTAAACGTGAGCACCGGTGGAACAAAAGCTTCCGCCACCACCACGTATTACGACGGGTACGGTGTGGCACAGACGGCAGACGCAACTGGAGACACTTCCGCCGACACGAACGACTACGAGGGCATTCTCTCCAGTCTGTACGGTCTGGACGGGGCAGGAACGTGCACCCCTTCAGGTTGTTACCTCAAGCATCTGGGTGCCCAGCTCTCGACCGCCGCCGGAACCGGTATCGCCGAAATCGATGAAATGTTGGTTTCGCAGTTCTACAACATGCTTCTCAACGACGATGTTACCATTCTCTGCGGGGGTCTCACTCGTAAGTCGATCAACCGGTCTTTCGGTACCGCGACAACCGGAGCAACTCTCAACTTGGTCGCTCCGAACACGAACGGAGCACAGAACTCCGTCGCCGGTCTGTACGTGGTCAAGTACATCCACCCGGTCACTCAGCGCCTCATCAATATCGAGACCGATCCCGGACTGGCGGACGGTATCATCCTTAGCATGCCGAACTCCGTACCGTACGCCGACAGCGGAATCACGGATCTATTGACGCTCTGGGATTTGTACGATTGGCTCGCACTCGACTATGCGATGACGAGACCCAAGAAAGAGGGCGAGTTGCAGAAACGTGGCGGACTGATGAACTACGCACCTACGGCGTGGGGCATCATCGACAACATTTACGCAGGATAGGAGCACGCGATGACTGAAGCCGCGACCCTTATCACAAAAGACGAGTTGTTCGCACTTATGGCGCCAACCAGTTCACTCAAGGGGTCGGGTTCTATCGACATCTGCATCGAGGCTGCCAGTTCTTGGGTAGTTGGAGAGTTGGGTGTTCCCGTACTGGAAGCAGTCTTTACGGAGCACCCAACTTCCGACAACGAGATTCTTCTCGGACTAAAAGCCTATCCCGTAACTGCAATAAGTTCTCTTACTTATCAGGGTGCACCCCTTTTGTGGTTCAGCGATGACATAACCGGTTCTACGGGTGCGTACAACACGTACGACATTTGGGTGTACTCCAAGTGGGGCATTCTGATGAGCAAGAACAACCTCTTCTCGCGTTGGCCGGGAGACTTCTTGATCACTTACACCGCGGGATACAAATGTTCGGTCGTTCCGAGGGATCTCAAAATGGCCACCGCCATAGTTGCGCATCTTCTCGCGATTGAACCAAATCGTGTAGGTGTCGGTGCAAAAACGATGGGACCCGAACAGATCTCAATGATCGTCCGTAACGCAAAGGAGTACACGACCATGGTAACCGATGCGATCGCGCACAACCGGAGAAAGGTGCTATGACCACCCAGAGTCAGGAAGCCCTTTTACGACAAATCGATGTTGTCCGGAAGGTTCTCGGACGACTCGCGGTTGAGACTCGCGGGATGAAGGATCTCAAGTTGCGGTTTCTTCGACTAGTAAAACTCCACGCACTTGCGAATCTCAGTGGTCGTCTCGTACAGACAAGAACGGGACAACTCCGAAGAACGGTAAATCACACGGGATTTGAAACCCAAGGCAATGCCCTGTGTTGGGGATTGCAGGAAGGGTCGGAGCAAGTCGGAATTGCGGTGACCCTCGAAGAGGGAAAGACTATTCTCCCGAAGAACGGAAAGAGTTTGCGTATTCCTTTAAAGGCGGCGATGACCGCAAAGGGTGTCGATCGGTTGCTCGGAATTAAACTCCGCGAACACGACATTTGGAAGGAGTACCGGTTGTTAACGTTTTCGGGACCCCACCAGAACGTCATTTGGCGTAAGAGTGGTTCGGGTGACGTCTTTTCCGGTGGTGCTTTTGCTCCGTGGTACCTGTTGGTGCGCTCGGTATCGATTCGGGGTCGGTTCTGGTTGAAGCGGGCAGTGGACGAAAGTTTCGGAAGTTTAGATGAGTTCTCACGGAACGAATTGGAAAAGGCGATTCGGGGAGAAATGTCATGACTACGTATGTGAGCGTTCGGGAAGAACAAATTGAGTTCCTAGAGGATGCTCTAACTGTCGCGTTACAAGCGAAGTATGCGGAGTCCAGTCCAATTGCAACGCGAGATCTTTCTCGGGATCCTCAGACGTTCCTTCCCGAAGAACTACCGCGACTTCTTATCTTGGAGGGGTACCGTAAGAAAGTTGATCCGGAATGTTTTATGTACCAACTCGCGTTAACTCTCGTTTTGATTGTACGAACGAGTGAGGTTTTCGAGGATCAACTCCACACCGGGTACGAGTTGGAGAGGTGGATGGATACGTTCCTCCCGACACTTAACCGGTCCGGAATAACGGTTGTCCAAGTTGAGGGACAATCTACGAATATTCAGTACGGAGAACGCGAAGTAATTTTGTCTTACGAAGCGACACTAATCTATGTAGAAGGGAGGTACTAAAATGCCGTTACCAACTCAGAACACCCTTGATTACATTAAGGGGACCTATCCATACTTTCAACTCGCTCCTTACGTGTCCGCGGGTGTAGAGGCGTCTTCATTTATTGACATCGGTTCGATGTCGGACGTTAGCGTCGACACGGAAGGTACCGTAAACGAGTTAGTGGTAGACACCTGCCCGTTTCCGGTAGACGCTTGGATAAGTTCCGTCAAGGCGACGATTAAGGGAACTCTGCACGAAGCGGACGCGCGAAAACTCGCGATCGTTCTGAATCAGTATGATGCGGGACTTGGAGGTTTTGCGGATCCCGACAACCCCGAAATCACCGCACGCGTCGGGGGTACTACAGACGGAACAATGGTGACGCGAGTTGGAATGCCGACTCTCGCATATTGGCAGGTGAAGCTGACTTTGGACGATCAGTCCTTTAAGTCGGTCCTGCCAAGTGGTGACACCTACACGAAGCGGTATTACAACATTTGGAAAGTGATGATCGTTCCAAAGGCCGCGCACACGTTCAAACCGACGGATCACGTCAAGACGGGATTTGAGATGAGAGTTCTCTACGACAGTTCTGTCGCGACGGACGACAAACTTTACAAGATCACCGATTTCCTGGCGAAGTGAGGAGTCCGGGGTGAGTTACGAACGGTACCTTGTCAAAAAGCGGGCGATACCAATCCGTCGGTGGTGGATGAGAACCGCTCGGGAACTGATCGTCAAACCGTTAAGTTTGAAGCAGTTCCTCCTGTTTTTGGACTTTGCTCCCAAACTCGACAAGTTCATTGGAGGGAGCATTTTTCTCACTCCCTCTAATGAACTTTCGACGAATTTGGATTTCCTTCGTCCGCTGGTGCCGTTAATTTGTCCTGGAGGAACGGTCGGAGTAAGACTAAACGACCGAGAACTCGCAACGTTATGGCAGGTGTTCGCGGAGGTGAATCATTTGGAGTACCTCTACTCTCGTCTTCACGAACTTACTCAGGGCAAACCCTCCCAGACCACTTTTGGTCGGTCCCTCAGTACTTTCTGTTCGTACTTTCCTGCGTACCGGATCGACGACGTTTTGAATGAACCCGCGCACCGACTTTATCAAGTTTTGGACGACCTCGAGAAGGATCCCGGGGATACCGAATCTCCTCTTGAGTATCGGAATATGACCGACCAGGAAATGGACCGGTTAGTCGGATCGGTTACTCAAGAAGAGGTAGATGCGATACGAACCGAATTGAAGGGAGGACCTCGTGCCAGAGTATCTAATTAGTGTACGTGTTACCTCCGATAGTGATGACCGTGGTTTGCAAGCGGCAACGGACTCGTTGAAGAAAGTTGGAGAAGCCGCGGAACGGACGGAAAAGAAAGTTCGGGATTCGTCCCAGAAGATGGCGGACGGACACAAAGCGCATCGAGAAGAAAGTGACCGGTTGTCGAAGGCTTTGTCCGAGGGTCTCGGGGGAGCCATTGCAAACGTAGCAGTGAAGTATCTTGGGTTGCTCGAAATCATTACACGAGTGTACGAGTTCTTCAAAGAATCTATCAAGATGTCGATCGAGAATGAAGCTTCCAATATCCGGTTGGCGGAAAGTCTTCGAGTATTTACTGGTGCGAACAAGGGAGCAATTGAATCGATCTCTGGTACAATCGAGCGTCTGGCGGCTTTAAACGGATACAGTGAAGATGCCGCGAAGGAGGGTTTCACAAAGTTTCTCGCCGTTACAAAGGACTCCGATCAGGCCCTAAAGCTACTGCAACTTGCGATGGGAGGAGCGAGAAAGTCCGGTATTGACCTCGACAAAGCCATTCAAGATTGGGTACAGACTCTTCGGGGTCGTGCAGTTATGGACACGAGTGCTTTTGGTACCGTTTTGCGAGAGTTGACGAAGGACGGAAAACTCACTACGGAAGAGATGCAGAAACTCGATATGATGTACGGAAATCTCAGTACGACGACGACTTCGACTTCCCTCCGACAGGCGGAGCTAAAGGAAAAGATCGCACAAACGAGACAGGAAATTGGTTCACAGTTCATGCCCTCTTTGAATTCCTGGTTGGAGTTGTTCCTGCGATTCGGGGAGCGAGCTTCCACGTTTGTATTGGATACAATTACGTTTATCAAGATTCTCGTTCAGGGAGCAACGGACTTGTTAGTCACCCACGTAACTGCGACGTGGCATCTGGTTTCCTTCCAGTGGGGAAAGGTCAAAGAAGATCTGACGATCGGTCAGGAAGTAGCAAAGGATCACTTTACCGAAACTTTGGATGAGGCGGCTGCGTACCGGAAGAAGTTAAAGGACATTTGGGGTACGGAACCACTTACGATACCGACTACGAAACCTCCGGAAATACCGGACCGGGACAAAGGAGACAAAGCACTTGAGCAGGAACAAACCGCAGTAGCAGCCCTCGCGAATTCTTACCGAGATCTCGCCCGACAAGAGTTTGATCAGGCGGCAGCAAAGGTTCGGGAAGCCGAGACGGGTCGGGAAGCTTTTGAAGCGTTCGAGGAAGCTTCCAAACGTCGGATGATCCTCGCGAAATTTGAGCAGGACGCATTGTTTACTCAGTATCAGAAAGATCTTGCCGCAGCAAAGAATAATGTAGCCGCGAAGGAAGCGATCTACAAGAAATACCTTGTAGACAAGGAACGACTCGAAAAAGCGTGTAACGCGGATATTCAAAAGTTACAGGAGACATTAAACACGCATTACTTGAACGACCAGAAGAAACTCGAAGCGGACCTCGAGAAACTCCGTGAGAAACGCGAGAAAGAAGTTGCGAAAGCCGAGCAGGAGGCACAACGAAATCGAGAACGTGCCGACGCGTTGTTTGGAAGACGCGAACTAAGTCAACGGGCGAAGGAACTGAAGGATTACCGACGAAACCTTCGAGATGAACTCGAGATGGAAGAGGTTACGGCCGCACGAAAGAAAGAGATCGCCGAACAACTCGCACAAGTCGATCTTGAAATCGCGAAAGAGGAAGCGGCCGCAAAAAGAGCCCTTACCGCGGATGTGATGTCCGATTTGCTTATGTCCGCGTCTCAAGCGTTCGGGAACAACAAAGCACTGGCGATCGCTTCTACAATTCTCTCGACATACTCGGCGGCACAAAAAGCATATGAAGCGATGGTCGGAATACCGTACATCGGTCCGGCTCTAGCCGTTGCTGCGGCTGCTGCGGCAGTACTTTCAGGTCTCGCTCGAGTAAAGCAAATTCAGTCGCAAGAAATGAAATCCGCCGCGGGTGGGTTCGACGTTCCCGAGGGAGAAAGTCCCCTGACTCGGTTGCACCCCCGAGAAATGGTGTTACCCGAAAAGTACGCGGACGTTCTTCGAGACTTAGCTCGGGATCGACAAATCATTAACTCGCACAAGACGACTCACAATAATCGAAGCTGGAATGTAGCAATCAACACACTTGATGGAGGTACCGGACGAATCGCCGAACGGAACGTTGCTAAGCGGTTGTACGGTGGCGAACGTTTGTACGAGGGAACGGTCCTCAAGGGGTCGAAAAGAAAATGAGCTACTACACTACGTACTTTCAGTTGCGGGTTAAGAATTCTGGTGGAACGGTCTTGTACACTTTTAAACCGCACGATTCCGTTCGGACGGATGTAGACGTCGAACGCGGAGAGGCCGTAGTAATCGAGCGAATGAAAGCACTCCAAGTTAACGCGGATTACCACCTCGGGTACAAACAACGAGTCGGGGGACTCTTTACCGCAATTGGAAAGTCGATTACCGCAGCTACGGGTTACGCAACTCTCGAAGTCGTACTGAATGCGCATACTACCGGTGGGACTTTGGAATATTCCGTAGATGGGGGTTCCACGTGGGTACCGTGTGTACTTGAAGGAGACCCCGATCGTTTTAAACAGGAAGGACAGAACTACACGGAACAAGTTCGGGTATCGTGCATCAGTAAAGAGTGTGTAGCAACTCCCTGGAGGACGAGCTAGTGGCCAATTTGAAGGTCAACTTACAGACCCCTGCGGGAACGAAATACGAGATAACGGACAAACTTCTCGGAGCACCGGGAATCAATCCAAACGTGGAAGATAACCTTTTCGTTTTTGATGCGGGTACCCTCGATTTGGAAGTGGACGACGCCGACGGTTTCTTTACCGGACTTCTTGGAGGAACTCTCGACGGGTCGTTGAAGTGGGACTACGTAACGAGTAAGGGAACGTGGTACGTTGAGATTCTAAAGAATGGAACGGATGTAAGTTGGTGTGGGGACATTGATGTAAAGACCGTTTTCTTGAACGAGGAAGAGAAGACGTGCAAGTTTTCCGTTCTCGGGGTACTGAGTCGGGCACTCCAATTTGATGCCGAGACCCTCCAACGAGTAACTACCGATCCAATTTACTTTACGAACGAACGAAACAAACGAGTTTTAACTCTCTGGCAGGATCTAGCTCACACAATTCCCTTAGCCGTCTCCGGTACCGGTCTTGCCGTTGAAGATCGCATCAAGACCGAAAAACTTACTCGAAACGCGCGAGTCGTCGATCAGGAACTCGAGATTCGACACCTCGGACCCAGTTCCACACCCCTGCTAACGGCGTACCAAGTTAAAGTTCGACAAAGATGCAAACGAGAGTACGCTCAGGGAGTTTGTGCTACTCCCTGGTGGAAAGGCCTTACCGTTGGTGCGTGCGTTCTAAAGTGTCTCCAAGCAATGGGTGTCACCAGCTACGAAATCGCCGGGACCGGTACGACGTACGTGGTCCAAGAACTCGACACTGAAGGAAAGAAAGTCTCCGAGGTTCTCGCAGAACTGGCGGAATATGGCACCTGTGTATTGTTTAACGTCGGAAATCAGTGGTGCTTTCTCGACCGACAACAAGTTCGGTCGGGGGCGTCCTCGAAGCCGGTCGATTCTCTCATTTGTTCTTGGGAAAGTCAAGGTTTGAAGGACCGGTACTATCTCACGATCAAAGTGACGGGTCGACCCCCGCATTTTGCTCCGGAAAGTACTCCCCGATCTTGTCGTGTTGGACAAACGACTACTCCAAACCTGACTTTCGAAATCGAAACGGACTTCACCGATGATATCGATACTCTGAAGACAATTGGTGGACACGCCTACGATGAATTTGCCTATCGTCGGCGACTTGTAGAAGTGAAGGTGTTGGATGACGGAACGGCGTATCACTTGTGGGATGAGATTACTCGTTCTTCCGTTGCTTGGAGAATCTTACGAATTTCCGAACCCGTTTTTAGCGTTTGTGATTATACCGTTGCGGGTTCGAGTGTTCCCATCCGGGATATGATTACGTTGTTGGTCGAGGAAAAAGTAGGTGTCGCCCCCACTACGGCGACGTATTCGGAGTACAACCGAAACAAGGATGACGATCCACCCTATCCTCCGGAGTACGTTGAAGCAAGCTCCGCGAAACTCTCAAAACGAAAAGCGTGGTGGTCTCTCTTTCGAGTCCGCTTTCCTGGTACTAATCCCGAATTTGCTCCCCGAAAGTGGGAGAAACTCAAAAAGGTTATCAATGAAGGGACCGCGGACGAGGAGGAGATTGAGTACTGGCAAGAGTACATTTTATGGGCGGTTCGCGCGAAGATGCCGACCGATTACGGAGTGGACGTACAACAGGACACTCCGGACGAACTCATTCTAACTTGCTTTACCGACGATCCGTCGAATCCAAGACGACACAAGCGGTTTCCGAATTGTCAACCGGATGCCGATGGTTGGTACTACAGTTACTTCTACAAACCAATTACGTCTTCTCCCGTCGAGTGGTTCATTGCCGTACAGACGTACGAGTGGGGAAAAGACCTTTCTGCCTACTCGGACGAAGTCTCTACCCTAGCAGACGACGAGGGTGAGTCTCCGGTCTACCCGGCACCCGTAATTGAAGAACCCGCGACTTTCCAGTCGGGAGTTGGAATGAACCTCATTGTAAAATACGGAGGAACGGATACAAGTGATCCGAATTACAACACTGTACCGACGAAGATAAAGATATGGTTGAGCCAGACCGGGACATTTTCAAGTACCTACTATCAATACTACGGTGTTCCGACTACTTTCGATACTGCAAACCACCGAGTTCTCGTCCCTTGCGCCTACTACAATAATGGGAGTGGAACCAACCAAGCTCTTACCTCCGACTGTACGTGTTACATCAAAGTCCAGTTGGAATACGACACGGATGTTTTCACGGAGGAGAGTGCCGTATTCGTACATACATTCCTCGCGACTACCTACCAAACACCCCTGCGAAAGTCCATATCCTATGTAGAGAGTACCGGAGTGGTGACGGTGAAGTGGACCTTCTCAAACGCGATTGCCTCGGGTGACAACGTAAAAGGTTTCGCGATCTTCAACCCGTACAAGGCCGTGGTTAGACCCGATCTTACTTGTGATGGTTATACCCCCGCAACGTACCCGATAACGAATAATTGGGTTCGACTTGGATCCACCCCCTACACTTTTGACGTTACCACCGCGGTAGAATCGGGAGAGAATGTCTTCACTAAAACCTTTACATTGGACACCTACCTTACAGAGTTCTCAATTGACCTCTGTTGTGGAGATGGCAGTGCTGACTGGGGAGATTGGGCCCTAGCCTTTCCTTACGGAACGACCGATACTACCCAACCCCCTGCACCGGTCTTCACTCAAGTTAGTGGACAAACGTACAAAATAACATGGTCGGGTAGTGGTCGGTACTATCTCCATTTACAAATCGCGGTAGGGGCGATGTATACGGATATCGTAACTCCAGAAAACGTTTCGAACACGAAAGTTGCTTCCGGGGGGTACTCGTACACTTTTAGTCTTAACCAAACCTACCGGGTCCGACTTTGTGACGTTGCCGACGATGAAGTCGGACAGGTAGCGGATTATTGGCACAGTGAGTGGGTCGGGAAGACTTTCTCACAAACGGGTCCGATCGAGAAGTAGGAGAGATCGATGGCGAACCGAAACGATTTTGACAAAAGTTTTTACCCGGATGCCTATCGACTTGACAACTGGAGTGTCGATGAAGCAATTTTGATGACCCCGGGACAATGGTATCTCGAAAGTGGAGGGGTCGTCCTAGAACCTCGTCGACTCCGAATCACCGCTACGGGTGCGTCTTTTGCCTTCCCCCACAAGTTCCATGTTCGGTACGACCTCCGCTGTGTAGATTTGACCGCGGTGTCTGCAACGTTAAAAAATGCGTCCAACAACGGATACAAAATTTCCTTTCCTACGGATGCTTCAATAAAGTTAGAACGACTAGACGCGGGGAGTGGAACGGAAATTGTAACCGTTGATACTACCTCTCTTGCCCTCGGAGACGACATTCGTTTCGTGCTGGATTTGTGGAGGTATCCAAATGGAGGAATTGTCCTTCAACTTAACGGAACGACGGTTATCAATACGGTAGAGGCGACCTACTTTGGAACGGATTCGGTTCCGATGAAGTGGTATTGGACGTCTTCGGGTATTTTGTACATCTATCTTTTTCGTGGAGACCTTTATCGACTCTACACCGGACGGGAAGAGTACCAACGTTCGCTGGTACAACAAGACGAGTACGCACTCGGAACTAGTGCTCTTAAAGTTCCCGAATTCGTTTTCACGAACGAATTTAAGATGGAGTTGAACAAACCGTTATTGCCCGAGAAAGGTTACTATCTCGAATTTAACATGCTCAACTCTGGGGGGTACCAAAAGTTAAAAGTTGGACTAACTACCCCGGATCGGGTCCGAGGAATCTATGTCGAGTTCTTTAACGATGGAGCAAAAAACACGGTCCGGATTTGCACGGCAGACGGAACTGTTCGGGCAACTTCTTCTAGTACCGTTAACGTCCAAAGTTTTCGGATATACGTAGATAGCGCGACCTACGCTGCCAACTATATATCTATAACGGGACTTACCGGGTCTCCCCCAACTCCTTGGGTTGACTATTCTGCCGGGGCGACGTATCTTTCTCGAAACATGGTACTGTGGATTGAAGGTGCCGAAACTGCAAAAACGAGTTTTTGGTTGTACGGAGTTGCTTGCACAATCGACGGAACAGACCTACAAAATGTAAACGACTTCGGGGTGATAACTACGGAAACGAACGGACAAATTGACATATCTCAGCGGAAGATTGTTACGCCGTATTAGGAGGTAGAGATGCTTCGAAAATGTTGGATTTGGATTTTCGTCTTGCTCCTGACCCTACCGGTATGGGCAACGGACTACGTTACAATTACGTACAATGTAAAGCTCCCTGCGGGAACTCCTTCTTCGAGTATTCGCGCGTCCGCACGACTAACGTACGATGCGTTTCGGAATCCCGCACACATTGTGTATGCTCAAGACGGAACTTATGACGCAACTCTCGGAACCTTTACTTGGACCCTACCAAAGGGTTGCTACTTTCAGTTCGTTTGTAAAGCGACGAATTTGGATGACGAGTATCAGATTCCGACGGTGAGTTCTCTTCTGAACGACCTCATTCCTGCCGAACCTCCACCCACTCCGTCCTGGGCTTCTCTCCTCTGGTCCTGTTCTCAACAGCCCGAGTGCGACCTCGATTTCGACTACGACATAGATTGTGTTGACGGACG